TAAATCTTTACGAGCTTGTTTTTCATCTTGTGGAGCATTAGCTGGTTCGTAGGTTGGATGCATAATTATATCATCTTCATCAAAGTTTGCATTGATTAAGCGTATGAGTTTTTTCTCAGCTTGCTTTTTGTTGTATCTTTTCTGCTCCTCTGTAGAGGGTTTAGCCTTTGGTGCTCTTGAGCTTACCCTCCTTCCATTATTCCAGGCAGGAAAAGAATCTATCTCTAATAATCTGCCTGACCTTGTTTTTTGTTGTCTAATCATTTCAGTGTGCTCCTTTTTTGTATCGTCGATAAGATAATATGCAATACAAGACCCCAATGGGCATTAAGCCCATATTGTATTGACGAATTGCCACTGCTATGATATAATTTAATTGCATTCAGCAAGTGGCATATATGTCACTTTTGGCTCGTCCGCTCCGAACGGACGAGCTTTTTATTTTCATATGTACTGCGAAAACAGTTTATCTGTAAATTGGATATCCTCTGGTTTGCGTTTTTCAATATGTCCGTCCTTAAACTCCAAAATTCCAACTGTACCTTTAACTACGCCAGAAACATCTTCTTTCAAAACGGCTATGTGTATGTAACTTTCTTCGCTCCAACAATGAAACAGTGCTGGTGTTGAACCATCAACAATACATGGGCGTATCTCTTTTTTGACTGTAATGTCCATAAGATTTGACATATTTTTCCTTCTTTCATCTTAGATAATTTCGTTTATAATTTTAATTTTCTTGCAATTCAAGGTATTTATTTAAGTACCAGACTGCTTTTGCAATATCTTCATTACCATTCTTGTTCTTGTGCCTATAAAGGTATTTAAAGGCGTTACAAATGCAGAAGTTCTGTACTGCTTCTTTGCCTTGAGTTTCGAGCATTACATCTATGCACTCAAACTTTCCAGTTTCGTAATGCACAGGGTGATTTACATTATCGTTGTTATTCAACACTATTCCTCCTTATTCAGATATGATACTTGACTTGGACTTACAATAGTGACTGAATGAAGACTTTTATCCATAAGTTCCGCAGAAACATCAAGCTTACCATTCTTCATACGATAAATAATGCCAGAAATATAGGCATATTCCAACCTGTCACCATTCACTCGTTTAAATATAACTGGTTTTCTATTTACAAGTGCTTGTTTAAGTTCTTGACTTGTCATAATATCCTCCTATGAGTAATCCGAGAACGGTTTTTCCGCTCTCGGATTTTTTCTTTACCATGTTTCAATGATTATCTTTCCTGCTGACTGTCGAGTTTTCGGTTTAGCTGTTATACCTCGATAGTACCATTTTCCCCAAATCTTATTCTTTTGTGTTGGAGCTATTAAGTCTATGCCACGCTTTCCTTTATAATAGCGAGCCTTTATTACTTCTTCGTCTAAGCCACTTATTTTCGCCCATTCTTTTACTGTATGAACCTCATTGTGAATCTGGATTTTGATATTTCTAATGTCAACCGAAGCGAATAAGTCCGCTCCCGTTTTACCTTTTTTATATCTTTCTCTTACAGTATCATATTTAAGACCTGATATTCTCAGCCACATTCTGACTGTATTTTTAGTTCCGTTTATTTCAATTTCTTCATCAAGCCAACTCATCACAATACCTCCAGCTTGTCCTCAAATGATTTTATAAGTATTTTGATTTTCTCACTACAAAACTTAGCCTCATCGGAAGATATATTATTAACAAACTCAATCATCGAATTAAATGCACCAATACAGTTTTTATAATAAGCTTTGAAAATTTCTTTGTTATCAGCATCAGAATGCTTGTTTTCGGTGCGTGCTTTTTCAACCTCATTTTGCAAACTACTAATTCGCTGATTGAAAGCATCTCTATCAGCTTGAAGCTGTTGTTTGATTTTCAAATGTTCTTTTTCAAAGTCTTCTTTTTGCTTTGCTTCTGCTTTTGCGTGTTCATCCTTAAGCTTAGTAACACTTTCGGAGAGCTTTTCATTTTCTTTTTGAGCTGTACTAAGTTGCTTTTCAAGTTCTTCAGCTCGTTTTTTAGACTCTGTATCTTCCTGTACAGACACTTCAACCGGACGGTTTTCGAGTTCTTCTATTCGCTCATTGGCGGTAGACAATTCGAGCGTTGTTTGCTCATACTTGTTTTCAAGTTCATTGTTGCGCTTTTCAATTTCTTTAATTTTCGCTTGAAGTTCTCGATAACTAACATTGTTTACATCTACAACATTAACGATTTCATCTTGTTCAACATGAGACAAACTCGCAAGCAAGGATAATTTGCTTATTCCGATTTGTCCATACGTCTGGATTTTATCCTCCGATAGATTTTCTACTATGGTTATGTATTTATAAGCATTGCTGCGTTTCATACCAACCATGTTCTCGCAATAATCTTCAAATGTTTCATAGCCAAAAGCAGTATAGGCTTTACCATCACGCATTTTTTTGAGTCCTTGACACATTTCGATGATGTTTTGCTGTGCAAGCTCGGCGGAAGCAATTATATGTTGATGTAATTTGCTTGCTTCAATATATTGCTTTGATAACACATCAGGCTGTTTTGATACAGACTGCATTTCTTTGATTTCGCTCATTCTTTAATTCCTCCAAAAAATCAGTATACCGTTTTTCAAAATCAATAATCTCATCTGGTTTTGAACAAGTGGCCTCATTTCTGTAGCCATGACACTGTATAATCTGATAATCATTGCTAACCTCGATTGTGAAATAAGGCATATCTGGCTCATCTTTTTTGCGTATGAATAAAATATTTGTCTTACCATCAGCGTGACGCTGAACATAACCGCCAACACAGTGCTGTAACATCTTGCCTTCAAGGATTATCTCCGTTCCGCTTTCAGGGACTTTCATAATAAGCTCATTTGTTTCAAATAATAATGGTTGTAATTGTTTAAAACGATTTTGTATCTGTTCTTCCTGATGCTTTTTAGCAAAGAAATTACTTTCTGTTAGTACTCTGTCATGAGCAGCTTGTAAGTTTTTAGGCTTAATTTCTCCGATACCTCCAGGCAATTTACTTGCCATATAAAGATAATCTTTCCATTGAGATAATCTTAGTGTTGTTTTCGCATAACTGAAAATTTGATTTATACTTAGATTCGTTAAGTTTTTTATTTCTTCTATGTAATCAATTCCAAATCTATAGATTATTCTTACAATTTCAGCTATGTTATCAGCATTAGGCATATTTTTTATAGCGTATTGATATACTTTTAATTCTTGTATATTGTACAATTTCACAAGGTCTATATCTTGCTTTCTTATTCCAAGCATTTTAAGCAAATTATTACTTTTCCACTTGATTATTTTTGCATTTTTCCATCCCAACACAATATCATTTGCAATATCAATGAAGCCTGCTTTTACGATATATTCAAGATTATTATGCTTAATATACTTGATTAGATATTCTATTTGTGCACAAGCTCTACTTGAAAATGTTTCCATTTCGCTATATTTTAAATCCGTTTCATATATCTGTTCAGGGGTTATTGCTATTGAGTCCTCATAACCTGTATTTGTTATATAGCTCCATTGTGGTAAGCCTTTGTCTGTTTTTAAGGGATGCCAAATATTATGTCGCAAATTGCTATCGTAGGTCCAGTTAAATCTTTGCATATGATTTTTTTCAAATACATAGAGATATTGATTACTAAGATAATAATCAGGCTCAAACTCTTCATTGCAAAAGGATTGATAAGCTTTTATAACAAAAGCATATAGCCTTTGTTTGTAAGCTGTATAAACTATAAAGTGCCCTTTGTTTTTTAAAGTTTTATGACCTCGGCCAGCAGATTTTGCAACAACTTGCTTTCCGCAATATGGGCAAGTATATAATTGATTATGTTTCCATATAGCTGGAACGGAGAAGGTACGCATATCTGATGAATTTTTCTGCCATCGGTGACAGCTGGTGCAGTAATATTCAACACCGTTTTTTATGCGTTCATAAAAAGCATACTGGGGAAATTCATCTGCTATGGCATTTTCTTGTTCTCTGTTGATTCTTGGTAAGTCTTCGAGCAAACTATTAGCATTAAGTATCATACTTCCACCTACCAATCAAGAAGGCTATCAAGTGATAGTGATAGGTTTTCTTTGTTAGATGTAGACTCTAATTCATATTCTGACATTAGAATTTTCATATCAAACTTAATAACTGCTCCTGGAAAATAAAACTGAACAGCTTTGCTGTAAACTTCAAAATCTGAAACGGCATTGCCAAAATCTTCGGAAATCGTGATAAGACAATTAATAAAATCATCACCATCAATAACGGCTCTTGCAAATTCTTCTGATTGTTCACAAAATGCAATGAGTGCATTTGCAGTAGGTTCTGCAATAACTTTAGCCTTTTGACCAAGTTTTTTTGCTTCAAAAGACTTGATTTTTTGTTTTGCTTGTTCTAAAATAGAATTAGAATTTTTCATAAATCTTTTTGTTTCCGCTCCCGAAGCTGCAACTTCTGGGGCGGATTTTTCTTTTATTTCTGACATTGTTATTTCTCCTTTTACTCATCGAATTTATAACTACATGGTTTGAATTTACTCATGTAAATACGATAATCTCGCTTTTGGTATATTTTGTCTGCAAGCATCTCAAAATCATAGCGATTTTTGCAAATCTTATCAGCCTTAGCTGCCAGCTTATTCATCTTCTTTTCTAACTTTGTAGCTTTTTTCTTTGCAACTTTCTTTTTGATTTTTAAGCAAATATTCTTGCGAAAATATTTAAATTTACCCGTTTTTCTCGCCTCTTTTCAGTTTCTTATCGCAACATGGGCATATATAGCACTTAGTGCTTTTAGTAAGCACGCTTATATTCCATTTGTTAGAACATTTTTTACATACCCTATATTTATAACCGTCATTTTTCATAGTTGTAATCTCGCTACACTTTATTAGCATTTCTTTCTGCAAGCCACTGTTCATACTTTGCTTTATTTTCAGGTATTTCGAAATATCTTTCGATTGCTCTCAATGTTGCACGAGCAAGATTATCTATTTCATGCTGAGGTACTTCTTCTAAACATATCTGAGCAGTTTTAACATCAACCAGCTTCTTCATGATTTTCTCCTTTTGAATTTTCGCCTGTATATCTGTTTTTACCTTGTTTAGATAACATATTGCCAATGTATCTGCGTCCGGCAATGTCTATTTGTGTCACATAAGTGTTCCAAGCTTCGAGAGGATTGTCATATTCTTTGCTTGTATTTTTTGTTGTCACTATGTATTTGCCACTATCTTGGCAATATTGCATACTGATTCCACGCCATCTGGCGATTGTCACGCACATTTGAACCACTTCCTTTCGTCCATACATCTGGAAATTTAATCATCAATAAGTTCTTCACAAGTTGTATCAAGTACCTTTGCAAGCTTAACCCCAACAACAATATTGGGAATTTTTATCCCCATTTCGTATTGAGCAATACTAGGTTGAGATACATCAACAAGATTTGCGAGTTCTTTCTGTGTCAATGCCTTTTGCTCTCTAAGACACTTAATTTTTTGAGAAAATGACATTTAATCACCAACTTTCAACAAATTATAACTAAGCTATTGATATTTTTACCAAAATAATGTATAATCAAGTTAGCAAAACAGTTAAACATCATCAAGTATTCCTATCATTGGGCTTTTTGTACCCTTTTTGAATAGCTTGGTTATATTATATAACGAATTTTCGTTGATTTCAAGTATAAATAACGATTTTTCGTGAATTTGTATATTTGCACAAAAATAGGAGGCGGGGTATATGTATAAAGCACAAACTACAAAAGACAGAATAAAATTTGTATGCAAAACTAAACAAGTAAAAATGGAAGATTTACTTCAAAATTGCGACTTAGGTGTTAATGCTATACGTCAAATTAACGATACAAAAGGTATGGCTTCTTTTAGTCTTGCAAAAATTGCTGACTATCTTGATTGCTCGGTTGACTATCTTTTAGGTCGTGTTGATACTCCTAATGCTACATACTCAATTACTGGTGATAATAATGTTCAAGTGAATGGTAATAACGGCAATAACTCACCGCTGACAGTCAATAGCAAAAATTATGATGAAACTACTAATGAATTAGTTCAGCTTGTGCAGAGCCTATCCCTTGTAAAAAGGGCAGAAGCTATACTTTACCTCAATGAATTAAAAACAAAAAAATAAAAGGAGTGATATTTATAAATGGAAAAAACTGCTACTTTCGATAAAGAGATTCTTTCAAAGATTAAAAAAGTAATATCCAAAGATTATTTAGAAACATCTGACTTAGTATTACAAGTAAATGCTGGCGATTCGCCTTATAACAGTATCAATATCAAACTTCAACCAACTCCATATCGTTCTGATTATACTGGCGATAATAAAGCAATTTTATTTTGTCGCATTAAGTCTGGAGGAAATGTAAAATACATATCATTTTACGATAAATATAAAAAAGCGTTTGAGAATTTAGGATTAAAGTGTTCATCTATAAAATCTGACGTTGGATTTGTGCGTGTAGACTTAGATGATTTTATAGATAACTTAAATAAGTTAGATAAATTGCTTAACAAAATTTTTATTTCTTCTGTTTCTTTTGAGACATTTGGCTGTTGTTCTCGTTATAAAAAATGTAGCGAGGAACGAAAATGTATTCATGATGATTTGCTTTATTCATCAGCTTGTATGTATCGTAAAAATCTTGAAAATGGTAGGATATTCTACTAAGAGGTATTATATTATGGCTGAATCGACTCTTGAAAGAAAAGAAAAAGGGACAAGTTTAATAACTTTTCCAGATAAGTTCATTGTTTTAGATATTGAAACTACAGGGCTGAATAGTTTATTTTGTGAAATTATTGAAGTTTCGGCATTAAAAGTTGATAGTGGGAACATAGTAGAAAAATTCTCTACTCTTATAAAACCTGATGATGAGGTAGAAGATTTTATAACTGAACTCACAGGCATAACTAATGAAATGCTTAAAACCGCTCCTAAGTTTCAAGATATTGAGAAGGATTTGCGTAACTTTCTTGGAAACGAAATTATAGTAGGTCATAATGTTAATTTTGATATAAATTTCCTTTATGATAACCTTTCAAAACCATTAACAAATAATTTTGTAGATACAATGAGAATATCACGCAAAATCCTGCCAGAGCTTCCCCACCATAGGCTTAAAGATTTATCTGATTATTATAAAATAGATTATTCTAAAGCTCATAGAGCCGAGCAAGACTGTTTAATAACTTTTGAGTGTTTAAAAAGATTAAAAGATGATGCTATTAAGAAATACGGAACATTAGAAGAATTTATTAAGCCATATAAAAGACATTATTATAGTAATAAAGTCAAAGCATCTGAATTGAGCAAAGATGAAAATAGTGTTGTAGATAAAAATAATTATTTATATGAAAAAATTTGTGTATTTACAGGCGAACTTAAAATAAACAGAGAGCAAGCAATGCAGGTGGTTCTTAATATTGGAGGAAAAGTGGCTGACAATATTACGAAGAAAACAAATGTTCTTATTCTTGGTAGTAGCGATTCTCCAAAGACGAAAAGTTCAAAACAGAAAAAAGCGGAAGAGTATATATTAAAAGGTCAGGATTTAGAAATAATCTCAGAAGATATGTTCTACGAGATTATGGGATTATGAATAAAGGAATGATAAAATGTTAAATCCACAAGAAGGTTGGTTTAAATTTAATTCCATAAATGAAAAGATGGAGTATCTTAGAAATCATAAAATAATCTCAGAAAAAGCTACAGAAATAAAGACTATTTATTATAACGGTTTGTATACAGATAAAATAACAGTTTGTGATGTTTGTGGCTATATAGATGATGATATTGCAGTTATTATTTTAAACGGTCAATTACATAGTATAACTATTGATTATTTGAAAGAAATGCAACCAACTAAAGAAGAAAAGAAAAAATTAGGCTTAGAATAATAAAACCGCTCTCGATAAAATTCTGATATGCACCTCCAAAAGTGTCTAACTTTTGGGGTGCATATCATTCGAGGGCGGTTTTTATAAAAATTTATTAAAAAACTATTGACAAATGCGTATAAAATGCGTATAATAATATATAGAGAGGAGCGATACAGATGAAACGCAGGGATTTGATAAAATTATTTGAAAATAATGGTTGGTATTACTTACGAGATGGTGGTCGGCACGATATTTACACAAATGGCAAAAACTCCGAGCCGATACCACGACACCGAGAAATCAATGAAATGCTTGCTAAATCACTCATTAAAAAGTATGGACTGAAATAGTCCATACTTCGCACTCTCTAAATTTATATTAAGGAGATTTTATTATGAAATATGTATATCCAATAATCCTTATTCCGTCTAATGGCGAATATGTTGTTCGTGTTCCTGATTTCGATTTTATGACACAAGGAAAAGATATTGCGGATGCTATTGATATGGCAAGAGATGCAATATCTCTTATGGGTGTTGAATATCAAGATAAGGGTAAAACTCTTCCTCAAGCTTCTGAAATATCGAATATTACTCATAATGCAAATGAAACTCTTACTCTTGTGGATGTTGATTTTGATGCTTATAGAAAAATGCTTGAGAATCGTACAGTAAGAAAAAATTGTACTATTCCAAGTTGGCTAAATGAAAAAGCTGAGCAAGCTGGAATCAATTTTTCTGCGGTGTTGCAAAAAGGCTTAAAAGAAGAACTTAATCTTGCTTAATTGGAGGTTTTTCAATGAAAGGTGTGATATATGCTCGATATAGTCCGGGACCAAATCAAACCGACCAGAGCATAGAAGGACAGCTTAGAGAATGTAAGCAATTTGCAGAAGAAAACAATATAACTATTGTAAATACTTATGCTGATAAAAAACAAACTGGCAGAAATGACAATCGAGTACAATTTCAAAAAATGTTGCAAGATAGCAAGAAGAAACAGTTTGATTATGTTATAGTTTGGAAGATTGACCGTTTTGGCCGTAATCGAGAAGAAATCGCAAAAAATAAAGCTATTTTGCGTATGAGTGGGGTAAAAGTATTATTTGCAAAAGAGCATATACCTGATGGTCCTGAAGGAATTATTCTTGAAAGCGTTCTTGAAGGCTTAGCAGAATATTATTCAGCAAATTTATCGCAAAATATTATCAGAGGTATGCGAGAAAGTGCAATGAAGTGTAAGTGCAATGGTTCTGGACTTCCACTTGGATATAATGTAGACAAAGAACATAATTACATTCGTAATGATGAAGAAGCTACTCTTATAAAGATGATATTCAAAATGTATGATGATGGCTCGAAGATAAACGATATATGCAAATATCTTAATGCACATAATTATAAAACTAAGCGTAATTCCAAATTCACTCATACAGGTGTATCACGCATATTACATAATCGCCAATATATAGGAGAATATCGTTGGAAAGATATAATTACCCCAAACGGTATGCCAAGAATAATTGATGATGAATTATTTGAGCGTGTGGCAAAAAGACTTGAGCGTACAAAGAGAGCACCTTCTGCTTCTCGTGGTGATGTTAAATTTCTTTTGACAGGTAAGCTCTTTTGTGGATATTGCAAGTCAACAATGATAGGAGATAGTGGTACTGGCAAATCGGGAAGGAAATTTTATTATTATAATTGTAGAATTAAAAAAAATAAGCACACTTGCAAAAAGAAAACTGTTAGAAAAGATTGGCTTGAATATGAGGTTGCTCGTATAACAGCAAATATCGTCTTGCAGGATAAGATTATAGATTATGTTTCTGACAAAGTCGTAGAAATACAGAAAAAAGAACACGAAGATAAATCTAACTTGAATTATTATACTGTTAAATTAAAAGAAACCAATTCCGCAATCAAAAATATTATGAAAGTAATAGAGTCAGGTATATTTACAGAATCTATGAGGGAGCGGTTATTGAAACTCGAAGATGAACGCTCTACTTATGAAACAGAAATTGCTAAAGAGGAAATTATGCGTCCTACAATAACAAAAGAACAAGTAGTTTTCTTTTTAAAGCAGTTTAAAAATGGTAATATAGAGGATAAAGATTATCAAGCAAAGCTTATTGATATATTTGTAAATAAAGTGATTCTATATGACGATAAGATTATTATTACATATAATTATAGTGGTGAACATAACGAAACTTCTGCAAAGATAATTGAAGAAGCTGCAGAAGAATTGATAAATGAACAGGAGAAGTGTTCGGATAAATTGCTATCATCTCCACCAAGATATGATAAATCCGCATAAGCAAGCTGTTTATGCGGATTTATTTTTGTTTATCCCCGAAAAAT